TTCATCGCGAAGGAAACGATGTTCCTGTAGATCATTATTGTCTTGAAGTGCAAGACCAATGGCTAGCTGGATTTGGCTTTGATGATAATGGTCTTAAACGTAATTATAGAAATTTATACGAAATTAATTAATGTACCAATCGATATACTACCAACGTAAGACCGGTACAATTCATCTTTGGGATGATATTGAAGGCTACAAGAAAATAAAATATAAACCATATGCATATCGAAAAGCTCCATATGGACCGTATGTAGCATTAGATGGTACTCAATTGGATAAAGTTACTCCTACTAGAGAAGATACCGATTTATATGAATCAGATGTAAGACCAGAAGTAAGAGTATTAATTGACCGATATACGGATTCAGATGAGTCTAGTGTCGGTCATCGTATTATGACTTTCGACATTGAGGTTGATATTGAAGGTGGTTATCCGGATATGGAGACTGCTGACAAGGCTGTTACTTCTATAGCATATTATGATCATCAGATGGATATGCGTTATGTATTCATCTTAGATAAATTTCGAAAAGTAGAATCGCGCGAAGAATCTGGTTTTGAATTGTTATCTTGTCAGACTGAGGAAGAACTCCTAACTAAATTCTTATACAAATATCATGCAACTAAACCAACTATATTAACTGGTTGGAATATTGATGGGTTTGATATTCCATATCTATATCGTAGATTAGCTCTAGTGTTAGGCAATACAATGGCTAATACGCTATCACCTATTAAAGAAGTAGTGTATGACGCTCATAATGATTCTTATAATATTGCTGGTGTATCATCTTTGGATTACATGGCATTATATAAGAACTTTACATATTCAGAAGAGTCATCATATGCATTAGAAGCAATATCACAAAAAGAATTAGGTAAAGGTAAGATTGAATATGATGGTGATTTGAATACCTTATTCACTACGGATATTCAGAAGTATATTGAGTATAACATGACTGACGTTGATTTGGTTGTTGAACTAGATCAGAAAATGAAGCTGATAGACCTTGCTATTAGCATTTGTCATAAAGGACATGTTCCATATGAAGATGTATATTATTCTACTAGATATCTAGATGGCGCGGCTTTAACTTATCTCAAGCGTAATAATATTGTAGCACCATCCAGAAAGCGAAGAGCTAAAATTCAAACAAAAGATTACATAGCTGGTTCGACTGAATTACATGTTAATACAATTCCAAAAGATACTCCACCATCAGGTCAAGTAAAAATACATACATCTAAAAGTGGTAGTGAGAAAGCAGAATATATTGATATAGATTTCAAGCGCAATGTGTTCATACTTAAAAAAGGTATCAATAAGCCTCTTAAGAGTGGATATGACGTTGCAATAGATTTGTTAGGGGCATTTGTTAAGTCACCTACTCCAGGTTTGTATAAGTGGGTATATGACCTGGATTTAACATCGCTATATCCATCTATTATCATGACATGCAATATCTCACCTGAAACTAAGATAGGTAAGATAGTTGGGTTTGATGGACATAAGTTTGTGCGTAATGAAGAGATGCATATGACTTTAATGCCTGGTAAGCATGGATTTACTACTGCTACTCTTAAAGAATGGTTAACGGATAACAATTATAGTATTGCAGCAAATGGAGTTGTATACAATACAGATTCACCAGGCCTGATACCTGTTATTCTAGACAAATGGTTTAATGAACGTGTAGAATATAAAAACCTAAGAAAGAAGTATGAAAAAGAAGGTGATCCTGGAAAAGCTGAATATTACGATAGGCTACAGCTAGTTACTAAAATTATGCTTAACTCTTTCTATGGTGCATTAGGTAACGCTGGATTTAGATTCTATGATCCAGATAATACCATTGGTGTTACCAGTACTGGCCAGCAATTGATCAAGTTTACTGCTGATATTGGTAATAAGTATTATATAAATCAGTTAGGTAAAGAAAAAGATTATTGCATATATACAGATACAGATTCAACTTTCTTTTCATCACTTCCTATTATTGAACACCGATATCCAGAGTTTGATATTAAAGATGAAGGCTGGATGGCTGAGAAGACTATTGAGGTTGCAGATGAAGTACAAGCGTTTATTAACAAGGCATATGATATTTATGCCAAGCGATTTCATAATGTAGATTCGCATCGATTTGATATCAAGCAGGAGAATGTTGCAAAAGCTGGTCTCTGGATTGCTAAGAAACGTTATGCTCAATGGATTATCAATGTAGAAGGTCATGCTGTATCAAAACTAGATGTGAAAGGATTGGATGTTGTTCGATCATCATTTCCTCCGGCATTTAGAAGATTCATGGCTGAAGTGTTAGAAGATATGCTTAAGCTAACGGATAAAGAAGACGTTGATAAGAAAATATTAGATTTCAAAGAGCATATTAAAACATTGCCATTGATTCAGGTAATGTTTCCTATAGGTGTAAAAGAGCTTAAGAAATGGGAGACTGGCCAGCTATTTGGAAAGAGGCTTAATCGTACTCCTGTACATGTAAAGGCTGCTTTGAGTTATAATGACTTTTTGAAGTATCACAATAATACAGCTATACAACCTATTATGGATGGTCAGAAGATCAAATGGACGTATCTTAAATCAAATTCATTTGGTATCAATGAATTAGCAATTAAAGGTTTTGAAGATTTGCCTGAAGCGGTAAAACTAATAGAATCGCATATCGATTATGAAAAAATATTTAATAGAGCATTTGAAAATAAACTGAATGACTTCTATGATGCTTGTGGTTGGGGTACTATACCTCAAAATGCAGCATTAAATCAATTCTTTTCTTTTGGCTAATTGAAATCAATTTCTTATATTACTAACAAATTAATGGATGGTAGCCGTTCTTTGATGTTATAAAAAAGGAGAAAATATGGAAACATTATCATTTATAGTAGGTGCAGGTATGGTTGTGGGTATTCTTGCAGTTGTATTTGCGGTTAGATTTTATAAAGAGTTTCAAACATTAAAAGAACAATACCAAAATCATTTAGTGGATTATAATGACACTAGACGAAATATGTGGGAACAAATGGATAGAAATGCACGTGATGTTAGTAGCAGTATTGATGGCGTATATAACACTTTCCATCCTCAATTCGATGAAGTTTATAGACAAATGGATTCCCGCTTCGATAAATTCGAAAACAAAATCAGTAAAAAACAAGTATTAAACGACTAAAAAACTGATAAGAACGGCTATCAATCTATTAATAAAAAAGTTACAATATGAAAGGAAAAAGCAATTGGTATGGAAGAGAATGCGAAGGTCGATATTCAGATATTGATACGGTATTCGTAAGGATAGATATTCCAGATAATTTTAAAGATTATCCTCATATCTATTTCACAATTGAATATATTAGAGAAGCAGTTAAGCGCAATTCATGGGATTCGATTTTAGCGATTCTTGAAACTCGTCAGATAGTTACTATTGAAGCAGATGCTGGTACTATTGAACAAATTCCATTAGGAGTATTCAATCGAGTGCATATTATCTATAGAATTGTTGATCCACTAGCAATTCATCATCTCAAGAAAACAGATACAATTTCAATTGATACTGGCAGATATGCATCTATCCAATCTATGAAAGGTTGCATGCAGCATATCACTCCAGATGATTACAAATATGATAGGAATGAACAATGACGTATAGTTACAAGTGTCAAGGTAAATGTGGAGAGATAAAAGATCATCAACATGGTATGAATGAATCTCCTGTTTATAAATGTTGTGGAAAAGAAATGAAACGATATTATGGTACGCCGCCATTAGGAATACATGGAGCTAACTCTGGTACTAGATCAGGAACATAAATTAAACAGTAATATGAGTAGAAAGAAAAAAGTATGGTATTTAGGACTTGAACCTCTTAAAGCAAGGTATACAGGTCAGTTGACAGAAGATTGGATGCCAGCAGCATTTGATCAATTTAAAAGTGATGTAGATTTTATATCAGTCCCAGGTGATTATGACCCTGATCAGGAAATCAAAGTTGGCGCTGTATTAGATGCAGTTGGCCGTGGAGTATTTGCAATGAGCCAGGTAACTCGATTGCTTGACGCTATTCGATTCAATGATTTTCAGGATGGTGATATTGTATACATTCAAGATATGTGGCATCCAGGAGTTGAAGCATTGTTTTATGCTTGGGACTTGTATGGATATAAAGATGTAAAAGTATATACAAGATGTTGGGCACAATCAGTTGATGAATATGATTTCACGTTTCCGATGAGAGAATGGATGCGTTATTATGAATTAGGATTTGATAAATATCTAACTGGTATTTTCGTAGCAAGTACAATTCATAGAGATCAATTGAGAGAAGCAGGATTTACAGCACCTATTCATGTATTAGGATTGCCAGTTCATTCTGAATCAGTTCGTAATACCGCTGGTAATACTAAAAAACAATTCAAAGACAATGTAGTAGTTTATACTTCAAGATTTGATAAAGAAAAGAATCCATTCTTTATGATGGAGGTTGCTAAGCAGTTTCTAGAACAGAATCCTAATTGGGAATGGCATATAACTACATCAGGTAAGGAAATTCGAAGCATGATGCCTGGAACGGTAGAAGCATTACGAGAACTATCGACGGTAGAACCTAGATTTAAAATCTGTGAAGGTATTAGTAAGCAAGAGTATTATACTAAACTCAAGACATCTGAAATTCAATTCAATACTGCATTGCAAGATTATGTAGCATTTACAGCAGTTGAGGGTGATGTATTTGAAGCTGATTTGGTTTATCCTGATTTCAGATCTTTCAAAGAAACAGTAGATGCTAGCAGAAGATATGTTCCTTTCAAAGTCGATAGTGCTTTAGAGGTATTGAATAATGCTATCAAAACAAAAAGACCAAATCATGGAATTGCAGAAGCATGTGATATTGGTATATTAACAGAGGCAATGATCGTTTCCAATGGAATTGATTATGAATTAAATGTTTGGCATGAAAAAGAGTTATGCCGACATCTATTAACAAGAAAAGGTATTAATGTATGAGTAAAGAATTAATATACTATCCTTCATTATCAGCAGGAGGTAGTGCAGATGCTCTGAAAAAGAATAAGGAGGTTAAGCCTGGTTTAACTGCTAGATTCTATGACAAGTCATTTCCAGAGCGATGGCGGCATCCATATTTCCTAATTACCGCCGGGCATCATTACAAGGATATGGAAGCCAGGCAGAAGTATGGCTGTGGTGATGATGTTCAGGTTATAGGAGATTCCGGGGGATTCCAATTGGTAACAGGAGCTATCAAATGGTCACCAGAAATCAAAGAGAAGATCTTCCATTGGTTAGAAGCTAATTCAGATATTGCTGTTAATTTGGATATACCGCCTCGTATTAAGTATGAAGGTAAGTTCCGTGAATGCCTGGATATCTCATATGAAAATTTCAAATATTTTGCAGAGAATCAATCAGGTAAGACTCAATTCTTAAATGTTATTCAAGGTAACAATATTGCAGAATATGAGACCTGGTATAATCGAGTTAAGGATTTTGATTTCAATGGTTGGTGTATTGGTGGTGCTCAGAAACGTCTATCGATGTTCTTTAGTGGACTAGCACCTTTACTTAAGCATCGAGAATTTGAAAATCCGCGTAACAAGTATGTACATGTATTAGGTATTTCCAAAATCTCAGATTTCTTCCTACTTGCTTATTTTCAAAAGATGATAAATAAGTATTATGGTGGCAGGATTCAAATATCAACAGATTCATCCTCTCCAGGATTATATCCAGTATACGGTACATATTTGCATTCTCCTCAATTAAGTAAGATGACGTTTACCGATCTGTATTTTCCAAAAGGAGAAAATCTACCCTATGAGCCAGGCACGCTAGTACCTAATCCATATGGACATCCGGTTGGTGAAGGCTTTACTTTTGATGAAGTTGCTAAATATGATGCAAATGTATATAACAAGATGACGCTTAATAATCTATTTGTATATACAGAAACAGTTCGTCAGATTAAAGAGCTAGTAAACGCTCATGATGAGTTATTAGAAAAAGTAGTACCGCGTGATTTTTATCTTGTATTGAAGAGTATGGAAGAAATGTTCCAATCAGAAGATCCATATATGGTATATGAGAAGCATGTGAATCTATATAACAAGTTCGGTGGCCAGACTTTAACAATGGCTAACAATGAAACATTCAACAAATTCTTTGAAGTTTAACATTAATTTATTATAATAAGAGTATGGAAAAGAAAAAACTAATATCGTTTATTGACAAGTATCATCTTGCTGGTAATGCTAGTAGTGTCAAGCTAGTAGTTGCAGATAAAACATTATCATGTGATTTTATTACCGATGATCAGAATGTAGTAGGTAAAGTAAGTGCTACCGGATTTGATTTGCCAGATGGCGAATTAGGTGTATATGCAACTCCTCAACTAGTTAAAATGCTATCAGCATTGGATTCTGTTATTGATGCAGATGTTAAGAAAGCTGATCAGACTGCATATAGCCTAGTGCTATCAGATTCTAGTACAGATGCAACTTTCATGTTAGCAGATCTAGCTGTTATCCGCGCAGTACCATCAATGAAACAGGTACCAGACTTCACAGTGAAAATTAATCTGAATAAAGAGTTTACGGATAGATTTATCAAAGCTAAAAATGCAATTCCGGAATCTGTTAACTTTGCTGTTAATACTTCTAATAATGAGGCTCAGGTAATTGTTAACTATTCTAGTATGAAAACTAGTAGAATTGTGTTCAATGTAGATGCAACGATAGATTCAGATGTATCAAATATTTGTTTCAATGCAAATCTATTCAAAGAGATTTTGACAGCTAATAAAGATGCTGAATCTGGTACATTGGAAGTATCAGGCGCTGGATTGGCTCGAGTTACTTTCAAAGGAACTGAATTTGAAAGCACGTATTACTTAGTACAAATGCAAGCATCCTAATGAAAGTACGTGTAAAAAAATTATCAAAGAACGCTGTTATACCATCTTATGCTAAAGCAGGAGATGCCGGAATGGATTTCACTGCCATTGCAATGGAGGTAAACAAAGATTATATTGAATACTTCACAGGTATTGCAGTAGAGATACCAGAAGGTCATGTAGGTTTGATTTTTCCTCGCAGTTCAATTAGCAAGACAAACCTGACACTATCAAATTCCGTAGGCGTTATTGATTCTGGCTATAGAGGAGAAATCAAATTTCGATTCCGATTCCCTGAGGGTATGCCATTCCCAATGGTTCGTAGATATTCAGAAGGAGATAGAATTGGTCAATTGATTATAATGCCATATCCTCAAATTGAAATGGAAGAAGTATCTGAATTAAGTGATACTGATAGAGGTGATGGTGGTTTTGGTTCATCTGGAAATTAATATTATATGTTTGGAAATGTAGAAAATAGTCTATGGGTAGAGGCCGAAAGGCCTGCTACTCTAGACGGATATGTTGGAAATGAGCATATCGTAAGTAAAGTAAAAGTATATTTAGAATCAGGAGATGTACCTCATCTTCTATTATATGGTAGTGCAGGTACTGGTAAAACTACATTAGCTAAAATCATTGCTAATAATGTTGATGCCGATGTAATGTATCTAAATGCATCTGATGAGAACAATGTAGAAACGGTTAGAGAGAAAGTTAAAAACTTTGCTAGTACCATTGGATTCCGTAGATGGAAGATTTGTATATTGGATGAGTCAGATTACTTAACGGCCAATGCTCAAGCAGCTCTTCGTAATCTAATGGAGACATTTTCCAAGACTACGAGATTTATATTAACATGTAATTATGTTGAAAAGATCATCGATCCCATTCAATCTCGCTGCCAGGTATTTGGAATAGAGCCACCATCGAAATCGGAAGTAGCTAAGCGAGTAGTATCTATATTACAAAAGAGAAATATTACATTTGATAATAGTGATATAGTTACAGTTGTCAATAACGGTTATCCAGATATTCGTAGAATACTTAATACATGCCAGAGTCATGTAGTTAATGATACATTGAAACTAGATAATCATAGTATCGTACAAGCCAACTACATGACTAAATTACTTGCAATATTGCAAAGTGATCTAGATAAAAAAGAAAGTTTTAAACAAATTCGTCAATTGCTTGCGGATAGTAAAGTAAGAGATTTTACAGCACTATATCGCTTTCTTTTTGATGAAATTGATAATTACGCAAGTGGACATATTGCAAGTTGTATTTTGATACTTGCAGAAACACAAGCACAAGATGCTATGGTAGTAGATAAAGAATTACATGTCATGGCTATGATGGTAAAATTACTAACAGAAATAAAAGGATAAAATGAGTAAAGTTCTAGGAATGGATGGTCAGCAACAAGACCCGACACAATTACGCATTAATGCAAAAGATCTTAAAGATCTGACATGTGATGAATGTGGAAGTAAAGTATTTCGTGAGGCGACAATGTTTAAGCGGCTATCGGCTTTAGTATCACCTACTGGTAAGGAACAGATTATACCTATTCCGGTTTTCAGATGTGATGAGTGTAACAATATCAATGATGAATTCTTGCCTAAGGGATAATGACCGCGAAAAAACCAGCAACCATATTTGATCATCTTGCCAATTTAACTCATAAGAAAGTCTCATGGGATAAATTAAGCGAGGCAGATCAGAAGTCGTTTAGCCCGTATTTGATAAACCGCTGGCTTTCTATGAATCCGGATTTTATTGAATTAGTTGATATGTTCCAACAATATACTATTGGTCCATTAGATAAAAAACATGTATATCAATTGTATTGCGATTTTCTTCCAAAGCAAAAAACATTTTCAAAATACATTAAAGGTAAGAAATCTGATGATTATAATAAAGAGTTGGTTGAATTCATAACTAATCATTACATGATTTCTAACCGAGAAGCTAAACAATGTATAGATTTTTGGAAAGATACT